ATGATGGACCACACGAGATTAACATTATGGGAAGACACCGCCGACCTGTTAAAGAAATGGCGGCTGGAGATGGTAGCAGCGACGCTATCTAAAAGAACGATAGACGAGCGCCTGTTGTTGATATCTAACTTTATGAAACAGACGGCTACGACGCCGCGGAATTTCAGTGCGGCAGATGTTGTGCTATTTTTGAGCCGCGAAGACTGGAGTCCGTCGACACGACAGAGTTATCACAACATATTAAGAGCTTTCTCTCTTTGGTGCGTGCGGGTTAAAGTCCGCGCTGATGATCCATTGGTCGATATTAGAGCGCCGCGGCGGCCGCGCACGCAGCCCCGCCCCTTACCGAAAGACGCAATACCCGCAATCTATGCCGGTGCGCGCTCTGACCGGACACGCGCATACATCAAGCTAGCACTCTATGCGGGGCTCAGAATCCATGAAGTTGCTAAAGTACGCGGCGAGGACTTCGACACTGTTGGCAAAACGCTAACGGTGGAAGGCAAAGGCGGGGTGCGCGCCGTCATACCCCTGCACGAGGAGCTAGTCGCTTTAGCCGAACAATTCCCACGGCGCGGCTACTGGTTCCCCACATGGGCGGCGCCACATGTAGACCGCAAGCAAGTCTATCGCGCAATTAAAGAAGCTATGACACGAGCAGGCTACGATTACTGTACGCCCCATCAGCTGCGACATTCATACGGCACCGCCTTAGTCGAATCAGGCGCTGACCTCAGAACAACACAAAAACTGCTCAGACACGCTTCGCTGGAAACCACACAACGATACGTAGACAGCTCGTTAGAAAGGCAAACAACAGCGCTTAACGCATTAACCTTCATTCTCTAAAACAAGCCCGTAGATCGCGAGCGCCGCGGTCTGCGGGTTTGTTTTGTGTGGTGGTTTGGGGTGTGGGAGGATGGAGCAGGCAGTTAGTGTTTTAGAAGGTGGTGTGGTGTGGTTATCGAGAGTGCGAGCTGGCTGGATAAGGCAGTGACAGATATTGTGGAGAGGCGTCGGCGAGAAGTGGGCGTATCGGTTGAAGATTTGGCCGCCGGAGCAGGGTTAGAGGTAGCTGCTTTGTTTGAAGTGCTGGATTGTTCCAGGTCGTGGTTGCTGGACGAGGTTTGTGCGGTCTCGGGGGCGCTAGGCTGGGACTGCGCGGGGTTGATTAAGGCGGCAGAAAGCAGCAGGCCGGGTCTTGCATCAGGGTTTGAGAACTAAATCTCAGGGTTAGCTTAATGATTGCAGCGGCAGCGCTGTCATTTTTTTGTAGAGAATAGGTATTTTGCCACGATTGTGAGGATTCCTAAAGTCTGGATGGTGATACCGGATATGAAAGCGATAATCACTCTATCCGATATTACTTCCCTTATTGTTTGGCAGACCACTACGAAACCAGCGGCGCTGAGAGTAAGGAATACTAGCAATAGTAGGGCGAACATGAAAATCATGCGTAGTTTGTTATTTTGCTCTAGTTCATTGACTTTTGCTCTAGCTTTGGCGTCCTTGGCGTTGAACTCTAAAGATTTACTGTCAAGCTTCACATCTTTTGGCCCAGGCTCTGAATTTTCGCTTGGTATAGATATACCTTCGCTAGACAGAATCTCATTGACCTCAGCGAGTTTTGGGTCTTGCGACGACTGCGCTAAATCATACTTATCATCCAAGGCTGGTTGCCCTGTTCAGTGTTTCTTGTTTTTTTAATCGGTTTAGACGTGTTTTAGCCGCTGAAAGCGATACGTGAAAACGATGCGCGACAGCTTCCGCGTTGCTTAAATCAGGAGTGAGCGCGCGCACTTCATTTTCAGGCATGAGAAGCCCACCAGCGAACTGGTCTGCATAGAATTCCCGCAGGTTATAGTTGTGACTGTCGCGTTTATCGACAAAGGAATACTCTTGGTCATCCGCTTCTATAAGCCGCTCAATGTAATGGCCGATTTCGTGGGCTAGAGTAAACCGCTGACGAGCAAGCGTTTCTTCGGAATTGATATATATTTGCGGACGCGAATCATACGCTGTCTTCACAATCATTCCAGAAACTCCGCCTGGAATATCGTCGCGGTAGTGAACATCGAGACCGTACATTTCAGCAACTTTTTCAAGCGTGAAAATGCCCTCTTTCTCAACGACAAGACGCCGGACTCTTTCGCCGTTTTCTTGCGCGACTCGCCAGATTGCTGCCATGATAGCCTCCTCCCATCTCTAAAATTTAGGATAACACGCGTTGATACCTGTATAGTTGAATCTTTTGCAACGATTACAAAACAGATTTTCTTATGCCGCTGCTATGCTCTCAAAAGAACAGCAGGGCGATGCGCGAAAGCAAATAGCACGGCAGAGAGCCGGCAAAGTTCATTTTTCGGAAACAGCACTATTTGAAACCTAATTGCATGACAGGCTCCACTGCGATTGGCAATGTTTGCTAAATACTTACTGGGCAGCGCGGAGACCTTCCGATTTCCTAACCGCATTTGTGGTGGGAAAACCGGCTGCTTGAGAATACGTAGAAGAAAGCAAAGAGGACAACCAGCACCGCTCTCTGGATTGATTTCAGCAGCAAGCTGCGAGCGCTCTTAGATATATGAGCTCGCACTGTTAAAAATTAAGTCTTGACAAACATTAAAGCCGCATGCTTATAATTGGTTTCACCAATATTGGTAAGAAAAGTATTGGGATTGAGAAGATTTAGCGCCCCGCCTTAAATGGCAAGGGCGCTAAATTTTTTTCTCTCACGACCTGATTAGGCTTGCTCATGCTCTAAAGGTGGGTATTGCACTTCGACCTCATAGCCTTCAGCTACTAGGCTCATGGTCACAAAATTCACCAGCGCGCAATGCACTTCGAACGGGATACCGGTGTCCGGCTGCAGAAGCGCATATTCTTCGGCGTCACGGTAGCGCGCCACTGTAACAGTTTCAGGGTCGCCGCCTACCCGCTCTGCTTCATCATCGACACCGTCAAGAATCACCTGCTGCATCTCAATAATGCGGTAGGCTAGCTCTTCCAACGCGGCCACAGCGTGCTCTGGTGGATCTATTGTTAAGCACCACCTGCGTACCGTGCGCGGGTTGTAGCCGGCAAACTCTGCAAAACTTGTAGAATCCAAGCCGCAGGCCGCCATAAAAGTTTTAAACGTAGCACTATTCATAACCTAGTCGCCTCTCTATTTAGCGAATTTGTAACCGAGCTGTTCAGCTTCCACCAGCGTAACTTCCCGGAATTTACGAGCCTGCGGAGCCTTGTAGTGGAAAGTCACGCTCTCATTGTTTGACCGCAGCCGGCGGCCATCAGCACCAGTAATGTAGCCGTCTTTACGAGTCTGGGGTTCGGCCATCACAATCTCGACGGTCTCCCATTTCGAGGTCGCGCGGCGAGTGAAGCCGCCTACCATTGTTTTGTAGCTGATGCTGATACGCAGCCGGTTCAAGTCACCATTAACAACAGGCGCGGCCTTAATTACTGGGAAGTCAGCTGGATTGAGTTCTGCGAAATCTTCTGGATCATAGTAGTTGGTTTTGTTGGCTGCAGCGGAAGTGTGATGCCATTCACAAGGAAGTACAGCTCCTGCTTTTACTGCGCGTTTCTGCCAAGCATCTAGCCGACTGTAGGTTAGCAGTCCGTCTTCTTCTGCTGTGATAGCGCGATCTGACTTGGTTAAAACACCGTACTTGGTTTTCATTTTTCAGGTCCTTCTCTTCCGAGGTCTTTCTCTTTTGACTCTTTTCAGTGGCCTTTGCCGCCTGACAATTCAATTATATGTGTCCGTGTGCGGACATTGCAAGTGGTGCGCAGTGTCGGCGTGTCGCGCATGATAAACTAGCGCCACAAGACCAGTTCCGCTACCTAGCACAAGTTAGATAGTCCAGGGCTGGTCATTGCTTTACCGCAACAAAAAAGTGCCCCTCCCGAGCACCAGTGTATGGGCACCCGGGAGGGGCAAAAATTTTTAGCTAGCTTTTATACCAGCAGCTTAATCATCTTCTAGAATCACTTCATGCTCAGGCTCCGCCGCGGCATGCTTACCGGCGGGAGTATTCGCGATTGCCAGCCCTGCGAACGGGATAGCGAGATACGCGACAGCAGCAGAAGCCATATCAAGAATCACAGGTCGTGGCACATCAACTACGCCCCACGCAGCATGCAGCGCGCCGACCACCAGCGCTAGTGATACATAAGCGAGATATAGGCCGCGGCGCACCTCAGCACTCTTAATCACACGGCCAAGCTCAATAGTGTTTGCAGTCATAATATAGTTTCCTTTCTCTAATTTGTAGGGTTATTTAAGCCAAGACGGGCGTTCAGGTGGCGGCGGCACCGCGCCGCTCTCAATCCAGTCGAACACCTCAGCCAGTTTCTTTCGCAACTTTTCCTCATGCTGCTCTTGCTGCTCTAGCTGCGAGCGCTGGGTGCGTAGTTGTTTTTCTTGTTCGTAGACGCGCTGTTGTAGGTGAGTTACGCGGTCGCGGAGTTGGTTGACTTCGTCGCGTAGTGGTGTGAGGAACTCGCGCCATGCGGCAGCGACGGAGACATCTGTGTTAGTTTCGGTTTTGCGTTCTTCGTTTGCTGCGGTGCGGCGGCTGGAGAGCCAGGTTACCAGGGCGGGGATTGCGGCGGTGGCGAATCCGGCGAGTGCTGCTATCAGGGTGTCTGGCATGTGTGGTTCTCCTTTCTGTCTGGCAGGTCGATTATTACGCTGGAGAGCCAGACGAAGCGCAGCAGGATAAAGAAAAGGAGGGCGCGGAACCCTGCAGCGTGCACGCCGTCGATTAGTGCGATAAGAGTGTAGATGCAGATTATAAGGGTGAATGGTGCTGTTGCGAGCCCGAACGCTGCGATTGTGATTTTTGGCCGGTTGATCCACGCGGCGAGAATCACGAATACGCCCACGGCGAGGGTGAAGCAGCCGATTAGTTGCGGGTCAAACAAGCGTTGCCCTAATAGTTGCATGTCGCTTATTAGGTAGCGGCCGTTTATCGCATAGTCGGAGCCGATAACGATTAGCAGCATGCCGATAGTGGTGAGGAAATCAGCGCGCTTGACCAGTGAGCGTTTGTGTGCGTTTTTGCGTTTAATCCACGCTTCTATCTTTCGCAGCATGGTCTCACCTCACTAAGGTTTTCTGGCGCTTGACTTCGGCATCGATTTCCTTATAGCGGGCACGGTGCTCTGGTTTCAGGCGGCGCTGACGCTCTGCGCCGTTCCCGTAACGGCCGCCGCGAATTTCAGATGCCAACAGGCAGATGTCGAAGCCTGCGGCCTGGTTGATGCGTTTCTGCTCGTTTACCTCTTGTTCGATTTCAGTAAGTCGCCCCGGGAACTCGCGCCCTAACTGCTGTTTGCGTTCTGCGCCGTTCCCGTAACGTCCGGCACGTACCCGCACCGCAGCGTGCGACACGTCAATCTTTTTAGCGGCCGGCGCGGTTGGCGGCGGCGGTGTATTAGGTGTGGGTGGGGTGTGGGTGATGCGTGCGGCGGCGCCGATAGGCTCACCCTCACGGATTTGCCGGTTCACCTCCTGCTGAATCGCAGCACCGTAACCTGGGTAGCGCTCCTCGAGTGCGCGCGTACGATCCACGCCGACACCGTAGTTACCGAGACGCACCCCGCGCACGATAGCCGTGAAATCATGCCGCGCAGGCTGCACCGGCACGCCAGGCCGCCCCATAACAGCGAGCGCCCGCTCACGCAGCAGCCCGAGCCGACTGTACAGGTAGTTTCCGGGACAGGTTGTGGGATTGACATCGCGGTGTCCGATGACTGTGGCGGGGTCGGTGAGGTTCCAGCCGTAGTGTTTTGCGAGGTCTGCTAGCAGTTCTACTAGCTTGTTAAAAGCCGCGTCAGTCACTGGCCAGTCACCGCCGGTCGCGCTGTTTTGAATCTCAACAGTGATAGCGTTCTGGTCATGTCGACCTTGCCAGTTGTTGCTGGTCCACGGGCAGAGGAACTCTGGAATCTGGCCGATAAGCGTCCCGTCGCTGTAGAGGATGTAGGTTGCTGACACTTCGGCGTTAGGATTCATCAACCGCTGATCGCCACCGGTGGTGCCGCCCCAGTGGTGGACGATAAGCCGTTGGGGGGTGAGATTGCCGCGACTGTGAAATTTACTGTGATGCTGGACAGCGCGGGTGATTAGTTTGCTGAAATCGCGTTTAAACATTGGTCCTCCCTGTTTTTGGGTATAAAAAATGCCCTGCACCAGGGGCGGTGCAAGGCTTTAGGTGATACTGGTAGCGGGTGTGGTGTGGTTTTATTCTTCGATGATGATTTCGTGCGGTACGGGGTTTAAAAGGTTTTGCACGGCGGTTTTAATCATCTCGTCAGTTATAAGGTCTTCGTCAAGACCGGCAGTATAGTGCGGTTGGTGGTCGGCTGTATCGGCGGCTGTGTCCGAGCTATCGGCAGTAGTCACGGCAGCTGGCGGGGGTGTCCATTCTCTGTATTTTTCTGCCCATGCCGGGTCAGACACGAGATATAGTGCGTTGTTTGCGGCCCATGCGCGCGGGTCAGGCACGCGCAGCGATGCCGCGCACGCCGCGATACGTTCAATAAGCCAGGGATCGCATGACATTTCAGAGATTGTTAAATAAGACAAAACTTTTACCTCTTTCTAAAATCCGTAAACATATCTGAGCACCCAGTAGTTGTTGCCGGGCTGGCCGCTAAGCTGGTGCCCCTCGATGCGGTCGTTATATACGTAGAACACTTTGCGGCCGAGCGCGTCACCTACAATCACGGGGAACGTGAATTCGCGGTAAGCGACGCCTGCGATGAAGCTTTTCGGGATGAAATTCGTCTGGAAATCGAAATCGTAGGTGCGGCCTCCGTCGATGCGCCCCCAAATCAGTACGATGCCGTTCGCCTGAGCCGAGACTGGCTGTGACAGCTGGGCGCGATGTCCCGCGCTCATTTGCAGCGCGCCAGCCCACAAGCTATTGTTAGGCTGCTCAACAGTCGCATGATGAAGCGCGGCCGGCGTCACAAACTTCTCAGCGCTAACACCAGCGACCGCTTCACTATTTGTCGCTTTCAACGCCCCGATACCCGCTGGCGTCACAGCACGGTCCTGGCTGGCGGCGGCGAGCGCTTCCGCGAGCGTTGCTGCGGGCACCAGTTTCCGACCGTTACTGTACACATCTCCCGCGACATCGAGCGCGCCCTGTTCATGCATTTTACCGACGCCAACCTTAGTGCCGTTAAGGTCAAGCGCGACCGCAGCGGTGCCCACGTTTTGCGTGAGCACGATTTGAGTGCCTGTGCGGTCGGTGATTGTGACTTCTACAGTGTAAGACAGTGATGGGAGGAACGCGCCGCCGCCGGTCACCTGGATAGGGGTAGCAGAGTTCACGAGTCCCGGATTTATTGTGTTGCGGTTTATCCAGCCGGCGTTTGATGCTTTCGTGCGGATCCGCAACGTCAAACCGTTTTTTTGCACACCCGAGACAGTCAAAGCCGCGGCTGACACGTGGCAAGTGACCGTCAGGTAGCTGCCTTGGGGGTCTTTGACTCCGGCGGCGTTGGCGCGGGAGACGCTGAACCCGCCAGCTTCAAGTATCGGCGCACGATACGGCAGCACCTGCAGGCTAGCGGTTTTAGTGCCGGTGCGGCCGCGGGAATCGGTCACGACACCCGCGGCGGTGATGCTACCGCCCGAGGTCGGCGTTATCACGCTACCAGGTTCTATTTCGGCACCCGCAACCACGTATTTCGTGCCGGTGATTGTTGAGCCGTAGACACCGGTGGCGTTGATGCTGCCGCGGATCCGCGAAACTGAAGCGACAAAAGCACCGATGTTATTCTTCACTGTGACGTTGTCGTCGGTGAAGCTGACAGCTGACACTGTCGGTTTCACACTATCAGCTGCGGTTAGTGTCACCGTGGTTTGCTTGCTGCCGATAACATGGCCGCCGTTTTTTGTCACAACGGTGATGATGCAGTCGCCCTGCGCTGCGGTAGGGATCTGTGACAGCAGGCTGTGTGGTGGTGTCCAGGTGGCGCTGGTTGCCGCCGCGGTAGCGATGGTGCCGGTCAGGCTACCGAAACGATAGGTGACATCATGGGTGAAATTGCTTGCGGCGCGCGGTAACTGGATAGACGCAGGCACACCGGTGGTGAGTTTGCCGCCAGCAATCTGGGGCGCGGTGGCGCGGGGGATAGTTGTCGCGGTGACGCCGTGTTGCCACACTTCGTGATACCCGCCGATAGACCCGTCGCTGTCGCTCCATGCACCGACCCAGGCGCGTGCAGGAAGGCTACCGTCAGCATTATGTCCGATAGTGTGCTCGCCGTGCGCGAGGGTCAGCGTGTTGGCGCCGCGGAAATCGTAGCCGTTTGTGGATCCATGCGCGATAATGTGGCCGTTCGGGGTCTGCACATTCCAAAACGTCGTGTAGCGAGACCAGAAGCCGCTACCAGTGTTTTTGACTAGTCGGAGGTGATACCCGAAAGTGGTGCGGTTACCGACAATATCTTGCCGGATTTGCCACACATCGAGAATCAGACTGTACGAGCCGTTTTTTATGCTTGTAGTAGCCACTAGCGCACCTTTCTATGTTTTAGAGTGGGCGAATGACCGTGCGGCCGGTGCCGAAACGCTCATGCACATGTTCGCCGAGCTGTGCGGAGCCGGCGATAACCTGCCCCGAGATGAAGCGCGACCCGTCCCAGGTAGAGACGGCTACGCCCGCTTGCATAATCTGTGCGCCAGCAGGAGTGATAGAAATCACGTTAGATCCCTCACGCGACCGGACCTCCGCGCCAGCGGGCGTGACCACAAACACGGCCTGCTGCTTTTGCAGACTGTCGCCGACCTGCTGCGCCTGCTGCTTCGCCACCAGCGCGGCACCCGCAGCCGATTCCGCAGTCTCCTGCACGGCCTGTACCTCACCCGCGAGCTCCGCTTGGTTACCAGCAAGTAACATAATCGATTGATTCGCGGTAAGGTTCAAGGTCTCGCCGACGCTGGGAGCCAGCATGTCAGCTTCAATCCGGCCCGCTTTTAGTAGGTTCACCCACGCGCTGTTTGCCCAAATGTCTGCGGCGTTTAGCATGTCGCCTGTGATACCTGTGACAGTGATTTCTTGGACAGCGGTCATGCCAGCGGTGCGGCCTAGCGGGTCAAAAGCGCGAGCACGCATCTGCAACACTGTGCCCACTGGATAGCCTGGAATCAGCACGCTAGCAGCAGCAGACAGGCGAGCACCGACCGGCACCCAGCCGCTACTGTCAGCTGCAGGCTTCACCTCAACTTGCACAGTAAAACCCGGGGCAACAGGCGCGGTGAAGTTCCCGGCCCATACGGCTACAGCGTTACCGAAACCGGCACGAACTTCTAGCCCGGCAGGCGCTATAGTCGAAGCCGCTGGGCTGACCACGCTAAACACAAGTTCATCTGATGTTTCGCCGGTGAAGCCCGCCGCTGATATTGCAACAACTTTAGCGCGATGCTGCAGCATATCCGCAACAGTCAACACCACAGTGGGGGAGGTAACGCGCGCGACCGGCGCGTCATCTAACCACACCTCATAGGCTTCAACCGCGACCGGCGCACCGTCAGTATCACTGGTCACTGCCGTCCACGAGAGCGTGACCTTCCCGGTTACGCCCTGCCCCGTGAACTGCGAGACGTTAGAAGTCACCGCAAGCCCGGTGGGTGCGGCAGGTGTGCTCGATGTCGGCGCGGCAGGGGTGAACAGCAACTCTTCGGAGAAAGCACTGACGCGACCGTCAGCGGTTTTAGCACGCACCGCCACCAGCCGCTGCACTCCCGGTGTAAACACGTTCACGGATGCGGTAGGCGAAACAGTCTCGGTCACAAATTGCAGCGGCTCCGCAGGGAGCCGAGACCACACCTCATAGCCGGAAATGGTCACTTCACTGTCTGAAACAGTAGAAGTGACCGCCGCCCAGGTGAAGGTCTGAAAACTCTGCGCCGTGCGATCTACGTAACGGCCTTCATTAATAGACGCCAAGAGCCCTACAGGCGCTTTCGGGGGACTGTCCTTACTGCCTGGATTAGCTGCGAACGCCTGACCGTTACCCCCGATATGGCCGCCGACAGTTGCCGCGGCAACGCGCTGCAACACTTTAGCCTGCACCCCTGTGACTTTCTCGCCAACAATCGCCTGCAACGTGAAGCTGCCTTGCACGTCACGAATTGTGACACCAATAATCCGCCGCAACTTGCGAGCGCCGCGGCTGCGTACGGTGATGTTGTCGCCGATGTTGAAGTCGCGGAATGGGGTTAGGTCTTGTGGGTTTTGGGGTGTCCACTCGAATGATTCTTGCCGTATGGCGGCGCGGCCTTTTTGGAGTATTGGTTGGGCGAGTTTTGTGGCTTCGGTGTGGTTGTTGACCCCGGATTGGGTTTGGGTTGCTTCTAGCCGCCCCCATTTGCTGGTTTGACCGGTTTCTAGGTAGAGCCAGTGTGCGGCTTTGTCAGGGACTACGGTTAGGTGGGTGAAGATGTGCCGCATGTCGGATTTGACGGGTGCGCGGGTGACGTTTGCGCCGCCGAGCACGAGTTCGGTTTTGTTGCCACCGAAGGTGCCGGGGCGGTATAGGCGTAGTTTTGTGCCGGTGATTGTCCAGTCGCATAGGCCGCCGTCGGTGAGGGTTTTTAGGGTTTCGGTGAGGGGCTGCAGGAGAGGCACTTCGAGTTTGATTTTTTCGTTTTGTGCCCAGGCTGCGCCTTGGCTGTCGTGGTGGCGGCCAAAATCATATTGGACGTGTTCGCCCCAGCCGCGATATTTTGATTCTTTAATCAGTCCGTCGAGTATCCAGCCTGCGCTAACCGGTGCTTCACCGTTAGGATCGCGCCACAGCCGGGCGTTGTTTTTCGCGTCGTGTGCCCAATGGTGATATGTGTGTGCGAGCTGGAAGAGGACGTAGGATTCGCCGGTGTAGGTGACTGTTTTTGCGGTGTCGGTGTCGTCGCCTTCGTCTTCGGTCATAATAAACCGGTCGTGGGTTGGCACGGGCTGAAAGCGGCTATCGCCGATAGCGTATTCGACGCCGACCGCGAAGCCGTCCTCTGGCATGCGGCCCGCGATACTAGTGGGTAGCGCGAACTTTAACAAGGGTGCGCCGTTTAGCTGCTGTGTATAGTTTATGCTTCCTGCGCTGGCCGGCAGTAGGCGGCCTTTGACACCGTCCGGTGTGTATTCGCGGATCCGTAAACGCAGCATAATAATTCGTCTTTCTCGATAGGGCTGATTAGGTGAGGTATGCGGGGGCGGCGCGCACTTCTACGCCAGCGCCAGCACTAAAACTGTCCTGGACGAGCTGCAACATGCCGCTACGGTCAGCGGGAGCCCCTGCAGGGTACCGGGGCGTAATCTCGAAAACGCCGCGTGCGCCGCCAAAATCCATTTGGCCGGACACCTCGGTGCCGCCAGTCCAGGTGTTTGTCTCGGTGACCCAGGCGCGGCCAGTGTCCGCATGGAACCGCAGATAACGTCCTGCGGGAAGCTCCCCGTCAAACAAAACATAGGAGCCCGCCGCGTCGACCAGCTGAGGACGGTTCATGCGGCCTTTAAACCGCACGACAGCGTCCTGCACAGGGGCGCTGATACCTGCAAGCAGGCTAATGTTAGATCCACCAGTCGCAGCCGGTTTAAACGGTGTCGTGACAGTGTCGCCTGTCCACGTGCCTGACGGTATTTCCACCGTGAAAGTCACATCATCATAATCTTTATGACCGACATGATTAGTGACGCTAGCTGTGGAGAGCACGCCGTATAGTCGCATTGCTGGTTTGTCGGGGTGGGTGATTTCCAGCTGGGGCGATTGGAACAAGGTGAATAGGGTGCCGCGGTGTGCGCGTGCGATCCGCAGCACGAACTGGATTTGTGCAGGCTGCGCAGTAGCGCCGGGCACGATAAGCACGCCGTGACGGCCTGCCTGCCGCACCCTGGTGTGCTCGAGTGTCACGTTCAGCTGCGGCTGCGTGCCATCGAGCAGGAACCAGTGCGTGTTTTCTAGCGGCACCCCATTCACTTTGTACATCACACACCCCTTTTCTGTTACATGTAACGGTTATCGGTCTCGTTCCAGATTTCCGCGAAATCGTCACGCACCACCGGATTGTTGAAAACAAAATTCGTGGTATTCCCAGCACCAGCTCCGCCAGCGGCGAGCGCCGCTAGCACCTGCTTGATTTCATCGAAAACGCCTAGCCGGTTTCCGGTTTCAACCCAGATTTGTCGATTCCGGTCCCGCACATCAGGTTTCCCCGAGATATATGACTCCCAGCCGGTTTCTGGTTCAGCGAATTTGTGGATCGGCGCGCCGCCCTTATAAATACCGGATGGGAAGCCGCCACCAGCATAGGCTTCGACGCCACCGTTAGCGTAAGCGAACATGCCGCCGGTAGCCTGTGCGGTGGTGCCGGTGCGGCCGACCACGGCGTTTACAAGGACGGTGCGACCATTCCAAGACCACAGGAAATTTTTTAATGTCGACTCGGCGCTACTGGTGTTCGCCTTAATTTTGGTTTCCAAATTTTCAGGAAATGTGATTAGCCGGTCGACATACCGTTTAGCTGCTTCTTCATTATTAGTAAGCGCATAATACGTATTAAACAAGTATTGGCGGCCCGCTTCAAGAATCTCGTTCACTTCCTCGGTACTGCCGCCCATGTTCGCTACCGCTGCCGCATAATCGTTAGTAGCTTTCGCGACATCAAGCATAGAGCTCATAGTGTCACGACCCGCTTCAGTAGTCACATCAAGCGAGCCCTTGCCTTCGGCGAGCTGCTTTTGTAGATCCGCGAGCGCATCATGGAATTTAATAGAAGCGCGTTCGGTGTCGAACTGTGCAGAGCCGAAGTTTCGGATTTCATCAGCGAGCGCGGATACTTCGCTCTCGGTGACGCGTGCCGCGTCCTGCAGCTCTTCGAGGGAGTTCACTTGCTCGTCGATTGCGCCTGCCGCGTTTGTTGCAGACGCGGGGATTTCTCCTAGCGCAAGTTGCAGGATTGTTGAATCGTCAGTCGCGAGTCCTGACGCGTGCGCGATATCCACGAGTGTGTTTTTGTATTCTTTCATCTGATTGTTAAGCAGATACAAGGCCTGGTTTTTGTCCAGGTTGCTGCCCTCGTACAGTTCCTTGAACGCTTTCTGTGCGAGCGGTAGATCCTGCGAAGAGAGAGTGCTGAGAGCAGTAGAGTATTCGCGCAGTTTATCAAGCGCAGCAGATTCAGCATTACGTAACGTAGTGAACCCTGTTTCAGATTGCTTCATCACCTTGTCGATAAGCGCCGGCAGTGTAGTTGCTGCCTGTTTTACGCCACGGAAGGTCACTTGTACGTCTTTAAGGTTCAGGTCTAGAACCTCGTAACCGTTTGCGCCTTGCTTAATAGATGTTGCAAGGTCGCTAGCTTCGAGCTTCGCGTCCTGCATAGCGGCGCTTAAACCACTAATTAGCAGTGTTGCTGCAGCAATCGCGATACCCCACGGACCCCCCACAACGCCCATCATGCCTTTCATCACACCGGTCACGCCTTTACCTGCGACACCGAGCGTCTCTAGCGCGATTTTATAGGCCGCGATTTTAGGAATCACAGTCATATATGCGCCACCTAACAGCAGCACACCAGCGGCGAGCACACCACCCCACGCGACTACCGCACCGAGCGGACCGTCGAGACCTGAAAGCATGTCAGCAAAGCCGCCGATGCCCTCAGCGACAACCTCAATGGCCGGCAGCAAATGCTTGCCTAGACTGATACCTGCATCAGTCACCTTGTTACCTAGCATTTGCAGCTTCGCCGCAGTAGTCTCATAGCGTTTATTTGCTTCGTCCGTAAGCGCGGTGCCCTTTTGGAATTCGCGGTTACCCATGTCGAGAGCACCAGTGAATTTGTCAGCGGCAGCGGCGGAGCCTAACAGCGCTTCACGCATGCCTGCTTCGGCGACGCCGAGCTCTTCTAACAGGCCAAGCGTGGATTTGCCTTGCTTTTCAGCGTTAGCAAGACCCGTAACAAACAAGCTAAGTGCCTTGCCTGGGTTTGACTTCCACGCGGCGCTGAACTGTTCCGCGCTAACACCTGCGATAGTCGCGAATTTTGTGAGATCGTCACTGCCAGTCTCAACAGCAGCCGCAATATCAATCATTATTTTAGACATTGCGGTGCCGCCGGCTTCAGCTTTAATACCAACAGAGGAAAGCGCAGCCGCGAGACCTAACACTTCGCCCTCGGTGAGCCCCACCTGGACACCCGCCTTCGCGAGCCGAGTTGCCATTTCTAGAATCTCAGCTTCGGTCGTAGCAAGACTGTTGCCGAGCCCCACAAGAGACGCGCCAAGCTTAGCCACGTCGTCGTTACTGGTGCCCATAATGTTCATGAACCTTGCGAGCGAGGTTGCGGCCTGTTCAGCCGACAGGTTAGTGGTCTCGCCGAGGTCAATCATGGTTTTCGTGAAATCCACGACATCCTCGGTTTTCACACCAAGCTGACCTGCAGTTTCTGCTACTGCTGCAATCTCAGCATGTGAAGCCGGTAGCGTTTTCGCTAGATCGCGCAGACCTTTTTCAACCTCGGCTAGCTGCTCCGGTGTGCCGTCAACAGTTTTCTGTACCCCAGTCCAGGCGGTATCCCAGCTGATAGCAGCCTTAGCCGCGAGCCCCAGCCCGGCAGCCATGGCACCACCCGCGACAAGCATTGCGGTGCCCATGCGAGAGATCGCTTCCTGCTGCTGCGCGAGCTTTTCTGCTTCCGTACCGGTTTCACGAGTCTTCTGCGCCGCCTTATGCATGCCGTCGATATACTGCTGCACCTGCGCAGTAAGAATAACTTTCGTGCTACGTTCGGCCACAATGCACCCCTTTTTTATAGGTCTTTTTTCTTCACAATGAACCGGTAAGCGCTAGAATCAGCATCGTCACCGTACTGAGCCCGGAAAGCTTTCTGGAACTGTTCAAGCCGCCGCTGCGCGAAATCCATATACACTGAAACTTCGTAGTCCCACGCCTGTTCAGGATTCGACGGATCCGCAAGCGGCGAAATAGCTTCACTCATTGGTTGACCGTGCGAGCCGAGCCGCTGCGATTCCACATACGCCAGCAGACTTGATACGTCAGCCTGGCACCACTCCGGCTCCCGATACGTTTTAGCCCCTATCAGCTGGCCGTTGCCGTCATAGAAAAACTCGGTGTATTCGCTGGGCTCCCACCCTGACAAGCGGCGGGGCGAAACCCCCAATTTAAGAGCTAGCTCTAACTGGTCTTGCTGCCAGGGCGTGAAACTTTTTTTAAAGCCACAACCTCGTCATTCGGCGTACCCATGTTCAGGCCCCACCAGACCGCAGCAACAGCCTGCACCTCAACACCACTAATAGCGTCAAAAAGCTCGCCCCAATCAACATCAGCAACAGGCACGCCAGCAGCATCTAACAACCGGCCGTGCGCTTTACAAGCTGCGAGCGCCGCGGTTGCGGGGGAGTATCCGAGGCGGGCGTCGGCGGCGTCTTGTGGTGGTGCTGCGGCGATTATTGCGGCCCATTGCATGCCGGGTAGGCGTGAGATTTCGATGCTGTAGAGGTTTCCGGCTAGTGAGATGTCTACGGTTTCGGTGGCGCGCTGCTGTTGTGCTTTTTTAAGGTCGTCGTGAAAGCTCATGTTTTGTTCCTGAATACAGAAAGGGGTGCCGGCCTGGGTTAAGGCGGGCACCCCTCTAATAGGGTGTGTGGGTTAGGCGACTACTGTGACGTCGCGGTGTACGGTGCCGGTCACGAGCAGTTCCTGCATCTTGCCGATCTGGGTATTCTCGGCGCGAGGAATATCTCGCTGCAGGCCGGCTTTGACCGGTGCGACGATTGATAGCAGCTGCTGCGCCGCGATATCCTGCTCGTTCTCAACGACAAGGCGTTCGACGAGCCACCATTCGCTCCCCTGGGTTAGGCGGGTGCGAAGAGTGTCGTCTTCGGTGCCTACGTAAGGATATTTGAGAGTGAAGGTATCTTTTACTTTGCCTTCTTCTTCGAGCGCTTGGGGGAGTGTATAGCGGCTGATTTCGGATTTTGTGACATCGGTCTGGTGGTCGAAACCGTCACCGAAGAGCAGATAGGTTGCGTCGATGACATTGCTTGCTTTAAGTTCCGAAGCTTTCGGCGCTTTAGGATTAGCGATACCGTTTTTCGGCACGAGCAGGACTTTAGAGCGGCCGTCGGAGGTTTTGCCGGGCGCGATAGGGCTTTGAGCCATAATAGTTTTTCCTTTCAAAAAGTGTTTACATTGGGTCAGAAACAAGGTCGAACTGGGTGACAGCGAAAAACATCGGCTTGTCGCTGTCGGTGTCAAGCTGCGGTAGCTTGCTTGTAACGAATCGGACGGGGTGCAGGTCGCGGCCAGGCACCGCAAGTACCGCGCCAGTTAGCGCGTCGGTCTTGTCTTGCACCCACTGACAGGACTCGATGCTGTCGCCGACGCTGTGGATCGTCACAGTATAGGTGTGGCGGGTTTGGCCGCTGGTGTAGCGGTGCTGTGCCGCGGCTGTTTTCGCGATAAACACAACCGCATAACGGCGAGCGCTGACACCAGTCGCGGCTGCGGCATCGTAAGAATCGAACACGCTCCCTGGCAGGTGCTGTTCTAGGAAGGCGAGGATCGCTTTTTTATGTGCGCGGATACTCATAGGCCGTTTTCCTTGAGCGCGTCAGCGACTGCAATGTTGAGTCCGTCGATAAAGTCCTGACTGTTAGCTTCAAGCGCTGCAAGTCCCAGCATTTGCGGCGGGTTGTTAATAGATCCGAACTCGATAAGGTTTCCGAGCGCGCCCTGTGGGCGGGTCTTATCCGGCCCCACTTCCGCAGATAGCACGGTGAAGCCGAACGCTTGCAGGCCTTTAAGGTCGTAGGTGATAGAACGAGGAAACAGCGGCGCATGCTTTAACCCGCCTGCGGATTCTGCCCAAGTGTCTTTCACCTTGCGGGCCGTGACTTCGACGGCTTGACGGATATATTTACCTGCTGTCTTTGGCACATTTTCGAGGTCGCGGGCGAGCTCGAACAGTTCGCTAGTGTCAACTGTCATGCTGCAGTCTCCAAAATATAGCGGACGCTAGTGGTTTGGCTACCGTAAAACCGGGTTTTGACTTTGAACACTTCGCCTATGTTTGTAGGGTCGCTGCTGGCGGTGATAGTTACAGTATCGAGCGGTCGCAGACGTGGTGCGCCGACAGGTAGGTGGAGCTCGGCGACACCAATAGTAGTGAGCTTGCTGGCGGCGTCACTGATATCGTTCACGTTCGCGGTTTGTTTCAACCTGCATTTACCGGTATAGATCCGCACCGAGCTAGGGCGGTACACGCCCTGTTCCTCGTCCCAGCTGCCGACAGTGCTGTGGCGGGTGATTTCGCAGGTATCAAGCATGCGGGTTTCCGCAAAGCGGCGGCCGCTGTTTAACGTGGCAAGTACACTAGTCATGCGGTGTCTCCTACTGTGATATTCGCGGTCGTGCCGAACTGTTTTTGGATAGCGGCGATAGTGTGCGGCGTTAGGGTGAATCCGGTTTGTTCGCCGCCGTTAGCAAAAGCGATACGGAAATCATCAATCGCAATCGACGAGACACCGGCAGAGGTAAGCCCCAGCTGGTGCGATAGCGATACGAGAGTTTGCGATACCAGCACGCAGGATAGGCGGATAAGTTCACGCGGCGGATCCATGACACCGTAACGGTAACTAACCGTTACAGGCCTGGTGCCTTTTACTCGGATAGCTGCCGGCAACTGCTTATACGGCACCGGCTTACCGGTGGCGTCTGTAACACTTTCGATAGACGCCACCGGTAGTTGGGGGAGCCGCACAAGACCTGCTGTAGGCACATCAGTGAACGTGACCGCGGCAGGTGGCCACACTCGTTGGCCGATAACACCACGCAGATATTCTGCAGCGTCTTCCAACAGAGTGCTAATCCACTCTCGTTCACTGGGCTCGAAAACACGGCCTAACCGTTTTTCTAGATCCTCGTATGTAGCGAAGCTAGCCATGTGCGACTCCCCCCCCCTTTCGGTTATTTGCCGGCTGGTTTTCCCGCATCATTCGGTACGGTAGGCGTAGCAGGCGGCGCCGGCGCGGTGTCGGTTTTACGCTTAGCCGGTGCCCGCTTCTGTTTCTGCTCCACCAGCTCATACTCGCCTTTATTCAAAAGCAGAGCCTGCGCAGTTTCTTCCGACACCAAAAGCTCGGTGCCGTTCTGACTTTTAATAAGCGGCATTAAATAGTCACCTCCACAGAAGCAAGTGCTTTTGGCCGCACAACCTTGCAGCCGTAAAGGTGTAGACCTTTAACCGCGTCAGCGAACCGCTTTTCCATACGCAGCGCTTCAACTTTCGCAATCTGCTCCGCGTAAGTAGTCGCAATGGGCGAACCGGCAACCAGCATTTTGCCGCTGCCGCTACCAGTAGCGACGTTGTTAGACACCTTGATGGCGAGCCCTGCGGCACGACCAATATGACCGTTCGCACGCACCTGCTCACCGCCAGAGTCACCCGCGGCGATAAACCGCTTGTCTTTCTGCAGCAAACCGTGCATTTTCGGTGTAATAATCGCGAAACGCCCTTCGGTAGGCACATCTGATTCATCTAGCAGAATCGCTAGATCCACCAGCAGGTCATAGGCGGCGTCAGGCGTGGACAGGGTTTTCTGCCCAAGCTGGTTACCAGAATGTACGTTGGCGGACATCACGGACGCGATATAAGTATCTGACGTGTCGCGTAGCTTGTATGCTGCGCGGCGCGCCTGCTGCTCTAGCACGTTACCGCGCGCCTGCCGCTTCTCGATGTCGTCAACCTCGAAAGCGAAATACTTCGACTGGTTGATAATCAGCGTCTGATCAGAATCTGACACCTGCTCGATACTAATATCGGCATGGCTGGTGTAAGTGCCGATAGTAGGGTCAGCCAGAGACGTGATATGCACGGTGTCGCCGAAGTTAGCGATTTCACCCTCATAGTCACGGTTCACAGTATCCTGTGAACCGAAAACGTGGGCTTTTTCCAATTCAGTGATAATCTGGGCAGCCCACACCTCGGGAACGAATTTATCGAGTGCCATAATGGTTTTCCTTTCAAAAGAGATTTAAGTTAGAAGATTGTTTAGAAGTCCGCGCTGTTTCGCGTCAAGAATTTCTTGATGTTTACCCTCTGCCGCGAGCTGGCGTACTTCGTCATGGGTCAGCTGACGTGGTGTGGATCCATTGCGTGCTCCGCCGTCAGCGCTGCCTTTAACCTGGCCGCTTTGCGCTGCCAGGTAAGGCTTACGAGAAATCAAATCGTCAATAAGCGCGTCAACCATCGTGGTGTCTACCGCGCCGTCTTCGGCAACCTCAATCTGGGTCACGTCGATAAAGGTTGCCGCGTCCGCAGGGTCAGACAGTTTGCCTTTAGCGGCTGCTCGTAGCTCGGCGAGCGCGATCCGTTCGTTTGCTGCCGCGAGCGCTGCTTCCTTAACACGGCGTGCCTGCTGTTCTGCTTCGTATTCGGCTTTGCGTCCCTCTGCTTCGGCTTTTAACCGTTCGAGTTCGGTTTTAGCTTCTGCGGCTAGACGCTTGTATTCGTTGCGTTCGGCTTTCATCGCGTCTAACGCTTTTTTACCAGCGTCGCCGAGCGCTTTTTCACCCTCATGCGGGGTCTCGTTGGTAGTGGTTTCCTCCGCGGCGGGTGTGGTGCCCGGGGTTGAACTTTTTTCTTCCGCAGGGGTTTCTGGGGTTTGGGTGTTGGTGCTCATTATGGAATTGCTCCTTAAAATAGCCAAAGCCCGCACTAAGCGGGCTCGTTTTTGGGGTATGAAAAACCCACACCCGAAGGCAGGGTGTGGGTTAAAGCAGTTTAGATGTTAAGCGGTGGCGGTTTGCGTTTCTTCAGCGTCAGCGGCCGTGAAGCCGTGCTCGTCTACCCATTCATATTCTATTTCGGGATAGTGCTCTGCTGCTATGTCATCAGTGTCTGAGTACCAGTCATCAGGGTCTTCAAAAAACCGTTTCAACAGTGGTTTGAGCTCTTCCGGGGTCTCGATTTGATGTTTTGTTTTAAGACGCGACAGACCATAGAAAATCCAATAATAATGGTTTCCATCGAGGTCTTCTAACATCATGTTGATGTACTCGTCATCATAGAGATGTTTCAAAGAGTGGTGCAAAATTTCGCACATATCACTAAGGCAGTAGCCGCGCTCTTGTAGACAGGATTGCTCAGCGGGAGATTTCTCCCGCTTAAAGAGCTCGCCGATTTGCTCTGTCTTGGCTTGCTTGTCCATAACCTATATTTTACCTTTCTACAGAGGGAAAGCGCTAGCGATTTCGCCATTAGGCTTGCGGGTGACTTTCACTCTCACAGTTTTGCCTTTCACCGTAACCGTGGCTATATGCTCAAACACCCCTCTGCTAGTAAAAGCAGCGTCTGGTGTTGCACGTAATGTTTTAACCATAGCTGTCATGATTTCTGCGTTATCCCATTCTTCCGGAAACTCTGACTTATTGTGACGCCAGCCATAACCATATTTATGACCGCCGCCACTGTTGTCTCCATAAAGAATGTGATTCCACGCGTCAGGGGTCAGTTCCGGTAGATCCGCTGGCCAACCGATAGGCATATCCGGCTCGTCAGGAAAATCTTTCGGCGGCCCCTTACGCGGAGGAAAACCGCCGCCAGCGCCAGCCGCACGCTTTGCGCGTTCCGCGTTGTATTTCTTTTTGTGGTCTGGCCAAGCCTGTCCACGGGTTACAGAGCGGCCGTCTTTCTTTTTGCGAGCAAACAAGAGCGGCGCGACAACCTTGCGGCTTATCCGTTCTAGTATTTCGCGCGGCACCGGAATAGGGTTTTTCAACGCGTCAAGCCCGACACGTTTCACCAGCTGGGTGTGAAACACGTATGCGGTTTCTGCACCGGTGGAGTCGTCCAATCCGAGGGCTTCGTACAGTCGCCACATGCTGCTGTTAGATCCACCAACCTGTGCTAACCGTATGCCCTGCTCAATCTGCCGTTCTAGCAAATCAAGCCGGTACTTATCGGCTTTCACGCCTTTCTGGGTGGAGAAAATACCCGCCGATTCCTGACCGATACTCGGCGGAATATAGCCGGTAATTTTCGCATACTCCCGCCGATACACCGCGTCATGCAGCCGCCGCTCGGCCGCGGTCATAGTCGCACGATCCAGCGGGTCACGCACCCCAGTCTCACGCGCACGCAACACCCGTTCACGCTTCGAGCCTGCCACTAGCGGCCTGCTAATCGGCTTACTGTAGGCTTCATGGAAACGACCGATTATGTTGCCGCCGCGCACCTGCGCCCCCGTGATATACCCTTGCTGCCGCATAATCGCAATAGCTTTAGCACGGTCGTCACCTGCAATCTCGTAGATATCATCAATAGTCAGACGATGCGGTGTGCCGTAGCGGCGAGCGCCGCGTGGTGTCGCGAGCCCGCGTTGTTTGATGTTTGCGACGCGGTAGATGTCGGCGCCGTCACGGATCGCTTGCGCGTTCGCTTTACCGAATAGGCGTACTTGGTCTTTCTCGTTAAGGCTGTTGAAGTATTTATAGGGGTCGGTGGTGAGGTTTTCGCCAGTGTCTTTGCTGGCGGGGATATGTTGGCAGTCGCAGCGGCCGTGCCGCTCGAATCCTTCATTCCAGCGATACCACTTGCCGGCAAGCACTGCGCAGGCAGCGCATGACGGTGGATTTAGCATGCGCACGTAGCCGGTGACCGCTGGGCGGGCGGTGATATCGGCTTGGTAGATTTCCCGGCGGGTGTCCGCTAGTGTCGTGATAATGGCCATTGAGAGCCAGTTAAGGCCGGTTTTTAGCGCTTGCGGCGTGTTCATTCCGGCGGATTCTGGCAGTAGCTGGTTGAATTGGGCGATTTCTGTTTTGGTGCGGATCATCGCTTGTTCAATCAGGGTTGTGGTTTCGCGGCCGTCCGGTGCGGTGGTGAGAAAAGCGTCGATGTTGAGGTCACCTATGCGGGGCGCGTGTTCGCCGGTTTCTTCGAGCACACGCCCCGTATAGGTTTCAGCCTGTACAGCAGCCTGCGCGCGGGCGCTCTCCAGCACCGCCGTTATCTGGCCACGCACCTGCGGCCACTGCTGGCTGAAATCCTGGCCGAGCGTCTGCCACAAGCGGGTGACGCGGTTAAGCGCGGCCTGCGTGATTTCACGCTGCTGCGCTAGCTCCTGCATCGGTGTTTGAAGCCGCATTTAACGCCCCTTCCACCAAGGTTTTAGCCTGCTCTACCTGCTGCTCCTGCTCAGCCATCGCCAACACCCGTTCGATAGTCGTCGGATCCAGCCCGTCGAGCTCCATCAGGTACTCGAGGGGGTAACCGATGGCTTTCTTTTTCAGCAGCATGTCCGCCAACTGCGCTTCCGAGCGAATCTCCGGGTCAGCCCAGCGGATAGTCGCGAGCCGTGCCGCGTCCGCGAGCTTCTTATCGTCTTTCGCGAGACCGATAAGCCGATACACTTCACGTAGGTGTGGGGTGATTACGCGCTCGAACTCGATAACTTTTTTCACAAGCCCGATTTCGCTAGCTTTAAGCCCTTCACCGTTTACGTTCGACATGCCGCGACGCGTCAACAGGTACGACGGCGGGGTGCGTGATTGCGCACAAATGTGACCGATTGCCATTTCGATAACCTCTGTAAATGGCTCTAGCTGGGCTGCGGGCCAGGAATCGATTTTCGCGTCACCGTTTGGAATGTACATGATGCGTTTTTCTCGCAGCTCGCCGAGATCAACGGGGCGGCTGCCGATGATTTCACCGGCATCGTTCAGAATCGGAATAGTCGGTGGCCCCGAGCCTAGCACCACGCGGGCTTCCATAGAAGCATAATCCGCAGCAAGGAACAAGTACGCCCACAGGAGGTTGATTGCGTCCTGCATAGCCATGGCGCCGCGAATTTCAGATATCGGGTCTTCACCAAGCACAGGGCGGTTCGGCATCGGCACGATCGGCACCTCACCCATATAGTTTGTGAGCGGCCACGGCTCGCCGGGCACGTCGCGGGGCTGCCAACCGCCGGAAGTGAAACTAGACGGGGCTGCCTGTTTCGCCTGCGAATCCCCCTCATAAGCCCGAAGCCCACGCTTACGCTCAAACTTCCACACCTCGTCGGCGGTATAAAGGTTCACGAATTCGTGTTTGTCGTCCTGCCACGACTTAATCGCCGCAACACGTTTGCGAGGATTGAACCAGTCGTATTCGACTTCGACCTGTGACGGGGTCTCCCATGTGATGTCTACTTCTCCGTCTTCCTCGCCAGGCCACACAAGAACATACGAAATACTATGATTCAGGGACGCCAAAAAACCGCTTGACGATTGCATCGCCATCTCGTTAATCTGCCACTGTTCCCACAGTTTTTTAGCTGCGCCACCGTATTCGGTCTCGTCCAGCTTCAAACCAGTGTGCTCGATACGCTCCAGTTCGGCGTTTGCGACTGGCGCGACCCAGTTATCAGAGAAGCTCGCATACCGTTCTTTGTTTGCTTTTCGCCATTCCTCAGTAGCAAAATTTAGCGGCTGTTCACCTCGATAGTAGCTCGCTTCTTTCGCGACGCGAGTACGGCGGTTTAAAAGGCGCGAATACAGGCGGTTAACAGTTTTCAAAGCGTCCTGTGCGTCCATAAACGCCCCCTTTTCTAATAGTAGATATACAGCGGTTCTTGCTTAGCCCGCTCACCGGTTGCGAGCGCGTCCAATGCTGCTTCATGCGCGAGTACGCTAGACATCACGTAGTCGATTTTCTGATGATCCGCGTCAGCAGGTTTACCCAAAATGTATTGCCGCACAGCCTGGCCGTCAGCGTTACGGGTGACAGACCGCATACGCATTACCGCGTTCTGCAGATGCTGCCGCAAATCCGGGTCGCCGTCGTGCGTGAAACGCGAATCTGGATTGTAGATGTCGGTGCGGAATCGTTCGAGCGCACCGAACATCGCCGCCGGGCGGTTGGTCGGCCATTTCACGAACACTTTGCTGCCAAATTCCGCCGCTAGTTCGTCAATCTCTGTCTCCCAAAACATCGGGTCACAATAAGCACGCACGATTTCGTATTCGGTTGCGATAGCTTTAAAAGCGTTACGGACCTCAGCGCGGGGAATCCTGCCGCCGTAATCTTGCGGCCGCCACATGGTTTTACGGTCTTCAAGATACTTTGGTGTGAACTGATACAGGTCGAGAGTTTCGGCACGGATCGCCGTATAGTCGTTATTGTCGGAACCGTCAAACCCGAGACAGATTTTAGTGCGCGCCGCCACCTTAATTGGTGCCTGCCGCCCTTCCAACCCGTCGAGGGCTTTCGCGTCCCACTGTGCTAGGTTTTTAAGCCAGGTGCCGTGACCTGCAACGATACGGTTTCCGAAGAAACGTTCCGCGTCCGTGGGGTCTTTCTCCATCATCTCAGCGGCTTGCGCTTCAATAGTCGCAATGTTGACCCAGGGCGCGTCCTGGTAGTTGAAAGCAAAAATTTTCCGCCGGTCTTTTGGATTGCCGAAGTCGAGACTTGACGGTGCTTGCTTAAAATCACGATAGATGTCCTGTGCTGATGATTCGTAGGTGCGTTGTGCGACAGAATCATCTGCTGGGTTCCAGGCGTTTGTTGTTTCAATCGCGCGGCCGTCCATACCCGCCAGGCCCTGCCGCTGTTTCTTCGCCAAGTTGTGGCCACCGTTCGATGCGATCCACAGCCCGGTCTCGTCCTGGATAACGAAGGTCACGCGCTGACCGAGACGACTGTTACCTTTAGACGTCACGGCGTCGATTCGGCCACCGTTCGGCAACCGAATAAACTCTTCACCGGTTTTAGGAATCAGCAAAGATAACGGACCAAGGTTAATCATTGGACGCAAAGCGTCATAAGTGTTGTCGGTCTGGTCCTCAGTCGTAGCTGTAATCTGGATTAGCGCGGTAGGCCACGGCCGCCCCATCGGTTCGCCCTCTTCATACTGGTAAAACCAGCCGCAGCCGCAGCCGTGCGCGGCACAATCATAAGTTTCTTTACCAGTCGACCAGCCAGCAAACAACGCAGGCCCCACACCCTCTAAACACGCGAAAGCAGACACCAACGGTGATTTACCCCATTTCTGCGAGCGCACGAGCTGCGAGCGCCGATAAGTGAAAGCCGCAGCTTTCGGGTTTTGCGGCAGCGTTAGATCCGTTTCCGCTGCAGGGTTATAAGTTGCTGTGGGTTTTACATCGTAATGGTTTGCGACAAACAGTAGTTGTTCGTCTCGGAGGATAAACGGCGCTCCCTGGTGTGTCATATCGGGTATGACGCAGTGTGATTCAATCCATGCGGCGGTAATCATCATCGGGTTTTTCGGCACCGTCGACATGATTATTTCACCGCCTTTAACCTCGTTCTCACATCCGTATTGTCAATAACAGGTTTCTGGTTTTGCTGGTTTTGTTTATGCTCGCTGATTTCGTCGTATGCGATGCGCCACCGGTGCCGCGTCAGTCCAGAAACTGATAGGCCGAGGTCTTCCTGCATGCGCACGACGACGCTTTTAGTTGAAGCGGGCGCGGCAGGCTGCACTGATTCGAGAAATGCGCGAACATATGCTGCAACTTGAAATTGCAAGTGTAGCTTTTCCCACATCACCGCTTGCGGACGCTTCCACAGTGTGCGCCATAGCGCGAGTTCACTTTTTTCTGCTTCGCCTAAAGGCCATTCTGGGGTGCGTCCCTTGCGTCCTTCCGCCGGGAGCGTGACCCATGTCGCGGAATCGTCTTTCCGGTCACGTCTTAAAGCGTTCGGGTCAGGAGCTGGACCACTACGAACGCGTGCACCGCCACGAGACATACAAAACCACCCCTAAAATTCCCGGTTTTCCTTTAAAACACTGGGCAAACCCGGAAACTTTTTGAACCTGACAAACCTTTTTTTGACCTCCCCGGCGGTACAGCCGGAAGGGTGTTTAGGGGGCTCCCCCCTCGGGTCCAAAAGAGTGTTTCAACATGCTGTCTCCCGTCGCTATTTTGTCAGCTGCCAGCCGCCAGGTTGTGCTTTCGCAGTCTCTTTCTTGTGACACGTTGCGCAAAGTCCACGACCGAACGATGGATCGTTGGGATTTAAACCATAGTCAACAAGTTCTTTACGCGAATATGGATAGTGGTCCGCCTCGGTAGCCTGCCTGGTTTCACAGATTACACATACCGTGTCACGTTCAAGTACCTGATTGCGGAAACCCTGGTGCCCTTTACCCCGGTACCCCCTTTGGGCTGCAGTACCGCGAGCACGGTCAGCAGCACGCCGATGTGTCTTGCACTGCGACCCCTCACTAGCAGGGTAGATGTTCGGGCAACCCGTAACAGAACAAACGCGCATCATGTCACCTGTCCTGTAAAACTAGAAAAAGCCCACACAACTGGCGGGCAGCGCCACCGCCAAGCCCCTCTATCCGGGGTACAGCTGTAGCGCTATCATAATCATAAAGTGTGCAACTTTTATTTGCAAGGCAAAACGAGGGTGTGTCACCCAATAAAATCTCACGATGCAAAGCTTTCACCCCCTGATTCAACCTCTGGCATTTTCCCGCCAGCACGAACCCACGCCCGCACAATCCGTTCACGCTCCGACTCTGTAATCTCATAACCAGCAGCGGCCCGCGGCAGCTCTCTAGATTTATCAACAAGCGCCTTATACTGGATCCAGCTTATAACGACCCAATGCTCTAGCCAGATACGACGGCGACTATCACGCCGGTGTTTCATCCCCTCACGAATCCACCGCCGCAGCGTATCCTCGCTCTTGTTAAACTGTATCGCCGCAGTGCGCAGCCCTATCAGGCGCATAAAACAAACTCCAATCAACCTCAAAAAACCAGCCACAACCAGTGCATGAAACCTCCGGCGCGTGACCTGCCGGCCAGCGGCACACAACCTCGTCACGTGCGCACAATGGACAATGCCTGAGCTGATACGACTTCGCGGCATCGACCGGAAACAAACGCTCAAGCTCAACACAGGTTTGCTCAAAATCACGCAACAGCTGGTGGGTCTCAAAGACTCCAGTCAAAGTGTCGAACCTGTCGTGCAGCAAATCAAAAACTGCTGGCACTGTCAGCCCCGGGTTTTGTGGCAACCGTAGCTTGTTACGGATCCAGACGCCCCAGCCGAGGATAAGTTCTTCAACGGATTTCAGTGCGTCAAGTAAAACTACTGACACCGGCGGGCAACCCCCAGACACCAGCCGAGAGCCACCAACCTCGCCATGATTCGATGACGGTACTCTAGCCGCCACCAAAGTTTGATAACGGAATTCCAAATCGACGAGACGCCAGCTAAGCCGCCGGCGGCAAGACAGGCACAGCTCGTTCAAGGTTTCACAACCACAGACCGCAACAACCTCAGACACCTAGAAACTCCTCCCGCCGGACAGCCGGCCCCACGCTCACGCTCGCGCTCTCACGCGCGCACCCACCCTCACGCGCACGCGCGCGCACCCGCTCGCGCCACAGCCATGAAGACTTCATGAAACTTTCATGAAAGCCAAAATCCCGCTTAAAAACAGGCTTCCCGCCCTGCTCAGCGCCGCTGTTGTTTAGAACGGCTCCCACTCCTCCTGAGCTACCGTTTCCTGCTCTGCTGGGAACTGCGGCCGGCGACTGTACTCCGCCCCCTGTGTAGCCGCTGCCGTAGTAGTTTCCGGCTCGACGCTGGACTCCTCGTCCGTCTCGTCCTGACTCATATCCGGCGCCGACAACGGCACCCGCACCGCGTGCGGATTTTCGCGCAGCATTTCGTAGCTGTAGCGCGCTGTGCGACACGGACCGCATGCTGCTTCTGTACCGTAAGGCTGATGCTTCGCACAAAACGGCGACGCCAGCACCTGCCGATTTTGTGAAGCTGGCGCCGGTGTACGTTTTGCTTGCTGCTGGTAGAACTCTGCTTGTAGTTTTTGTACTTGTTCGGGTGTCAGCTCGCCGGTTATGGGCGGCTGCGGATCTACCGGTGCAGTGTTTACTGCCACCGGTTCGGCGGTGACCTGTAAGCTTTCCGGCTCTGCTGCCTGCGAGGTTTGCTGCATGGCTGGCGCTGGTGGCGGCGTCTGCTTCGGTGCTGCCGCTGTTGTTGTCTGCTCTGTTGTTGGCGTCACTGGCGCCGCCGGCTGTGGCAGATTCTGCGGCGCCGCCAGCGGTGACGGCTTCGCATGCTGAACCGCTGGCCACGGCACCACCTGCGCTAACCATTCCCCGCCCGGCGCCTGATAGGCATGTAGCCAGCCGCTCTGTATCAGCTGCTGCAGGTGGCTCTGCAGCTCCTCCTCGTTCATATGCGGATCGTGGCGGTAAATCGTCGACAGTATCAGGCGCAGGTCGAGCTTGCAGCGCCCCTCGTCGTCGACATGCATCCTCATTCCCGCTGCCGTGAACCTCACCGCTGGCGGCAGCGCTGCGAGCCGCTTTTCTGTGAAGTCGATACTCGGCAGCGACCTCTGCCGCCTCTGCTGCATGCTCGTCTACTCCTTGCAGATAAAGATTAAAAGCTAGATTGAATTCGTCAACAGACGCGACTTTGAAGCATTCGGTGAAGCCGCGGCCAAGCGGCAGCAGCTGCTGCGCCAGCTCGTCATTCTCACTATTGAACGCTGGCGGAAACACTTGACGCAATAGGCTAAGCGCCGCCTGTTCCTGCTTCGCGATAGTGTCACGGTCTAAGAAAATCAGCTCCGCGCCGCGAGCTACCAACGATCGCCACCGTGAATTTTTGTAGGCGCGGCCGACTTTGATAATCCCGTGCTCCTCGAAATAAACCATGTAGGTCATTGCGACCGCTGGCATGGTGCCATTAACCTTTTCACGCGCAGCCTTGGGCACCGGCGCCACTGGTGCCGGCGTTTGCAACGGCACCGTTGCAGCCATAGCGGGTGGGATGGCGGCGGGCTGCTGTGGATCTACCGCCGGGCGCGGCAGCGTCTGCTCCGATGGTTGCGCAGATGGTTGCCATGGCGACACCGACGGCGCTGCTGGCGTAGGCGGTGCAGCCCATTCTGCCGGTACGACGGGTCCGGTTTCTGTCGGCTCGATGTAGTAGCCGTCGTCGTCAATTTCACCCGCGGCAAGCAGCTGCGCTTTAAGCCCCGCTTTATAGTCGTCGCTTGCGAATGGTGAATCAAGAATCGGGTGACGGCGCCGCGCCGGCTCCGGCTTATTAGCAGCGAGAATAGGTGCACAAACCTCCCATGCCGGCATCTCAACAAGGTCATAGTAAAACTGGCGCGCGTACTCTGGCACGGGTCGCGGCCACACGCCCCGCTTGGTTTCGACACCGTGGTCGCGCGCGAAAAGCCAGCGAGCGGTCAGCTCTTTCTGACAAATCTCAATCTCCCAGGCAGCATAAGTGCCTTTCTTCCATTCAGGCAGACCGGGATAGTCGAACAGCAGCGGCGGCTCGTTGTTCATGTTCTTGTAAAGGTGCGCGGTTTCCCAGCCCATGAGAGGAATATCAGCTGTCACGGTTGTCTCCTTCCTCATTTTCTAGCGCTTGCCAGACACAGTGCAGCAGGTGACACTTGCAGCCTTTTGCAGGAATCACAGGCGTGTCTAGGAACTGCTGCAGTTCGCGATATTTGTTCAGTTCGTTAGCCGCGATAGTCAATACGGCTTGCAGGTCGCAACTGTTAAGCACCTTGGCTACAGAGACAGCGTCATATTTTTCGATTGCTGCCGCAAGCACGCTCAAATCGCGGATAGCGCGCTTCTGCCGCGGATCCGTCATATCAACTACTGCAACAGGCATCGCTAAAGTCCTAACAGTACGTGATTATCTGACCGGCTAAAACGGCTGTAACGCGCCTGCCGAGCTTCATCAAGTTCACGCTGCAGCTCTGTAAGACCCACTGACGCGCGAATTACCGCAGGTATTTTTGAACTAAGCATGAAACGCGGCCAGTTATCAGCAGCGGTGCGGCACACGTGCAGAAACGCTTCGGCCTTACTTTTTAGATCAGCCGCCGCATACACGCCGACTACACCGGCCGCTGTCGCATAACTCCAAAAGGTCTCTAGCATGCCGTCCGCTAGATGCCGGTAATAGTCCGCAGGATAAGCGCTAAGAGCGTCCGCGGGTAGGCTTAGTGCGGCCGTAAGGTCTTCGACGCTGTATGACACCACAGAACGGCTGTATCCGACACGCACGCGGCGTGCGGCGGCACCGAAATACACCGGCAAAACATGATGAACGTCATCATACGCGTATGGCAGCAGCTCGGCACCTGCCGGTGCAGGCTGCAGCTGCTGCGGCTGCGGATCCACGGGCGCAGCGAAAATATCAAAAACAGGAGCGGTCAGAGTGCTCATACCAGCACCGCCTGCCGTTCGCGCAACGCTAGCTCGCACTCGATACGCTGCAAACGACCAGCAACAGCATCTAGCTCTGTGCGAATCTGCGACAGCATCCGCTTAGAAGCAGAATACTTCACCGTGTCACGTTCAATGCGGCGTAGATCCGTATAGCGTTCCTGCAGCTCCTGCAGTTCAGCAGATAGCGCTTCGTTGTCGTAATGTTCAAGAAATTCGTTAAGCTTTTGCATTTTCGTATGGGCTTTCCTTAAAACCTGCAATGATGATTCGCCGTTCTGCCGCGGCTGGCGCGTTCACGCACTGATTGTTTCCGCCATTGTTCGTGAATGGGTTGGCGCACCTGCCGCAGCGGTGCGGCCGCTGTGGGTCCAACACCGGGCGCGGTACCGGCTCCACCGTTCGGCTGTCACCCGGCTTCACCGGTACGCTCCTGGGCTGGCCCCCGCCTGGTCTCACGCGGCAACACTCCCAGTCCGACAGTCATGAACAAGAGCGCGGCAACCGTCGCACCGTTCGGCTGTAGCACGCTATCGAAAGCATCAAACAGTAGAAAAAGCATAGCGAGCAGAAACCAGAAACCACTTTTATGTAACATTTCACACACCACTTTCGGGGGCTTCATTAGAATCTGTTTTATGATTTTTGAAGAATTTGCGAAGCTTACTTTTAGTGCTTTTCTCGGCGGTGGAATCGCACTTTTCGGTAGCTTCCTGTGGCACAAATTCACCGAACGTCAAAAACTCGCAGACTGGACCGTCACCGCGGTTTTCGATGACAATCATGCAGCTTACGGATACAGTTTTGTTATAAAGAATGTTGGTGAAGCTGCGGCTAAAAATGTGACGGTAGAATCCGTCCATGGTGAGCGTCTTCACGTCCACAAATCGACGCCCACGGGATTCGTGAGACCCGGCGACATCCTCTTTGCTAGCACCGAAGTACCTGTAAGCAGCGTCTTCGTCATCAGATGGGAGAGGGACCGGGGGCCACGTCAAAGTCGCGTCCAAAATGCGATTCGCTGTGCAGAATTGAACGTCACCAACATTCGCATTGTCCCTGGCAGCACGCTCCGCAGCAGCTAACTCGTGTTTCTTGTCAATCCAAAGCCCACACAAGCTAACTGGTTTACTGTTGCCTGCAGTAGGCTGTCGAACACCAGGCAGGGCGACAGAAACCCTGCCCGGTGCCGACAGCGGCCGGGTAGCAGGCGAAACGCCCCGACCGTTTCCTCCACAAGTCGTGGCTGCGGTGGAGAAACCCGCAGCAGCAGCTGGTGAAGAAATTTCAGAAACAGTAGTAGCTTTCATATTCACTGTTTGCTTCCTTCCATAGGCGCAATGGTTGTGACGATAGGAGAGTCAAAACCCGAGCTGTAAGGAACAGAGAAACTGTTGACCGCCGCAGCGAATAAAACCCAAGTGGTGATGTTGCTAGCCAGCAAAAACCAGATAACTATATGCTGTGCTATGAGCAGCCAGCGATAACGGGCAGCGGTGTGGTCGCAATGTTTCACAGTTGCTCCTAATATGCTTAAACTTGCTCTGTACCTGATGGCAGCTGCGGATCAGCGAGGCAGGTGAAGTCGAAGCCTACCGCGCGCATATCTTCGTCAAAACGTTCTAGGTCTTCACAACTCTCCGCGATTTTCATCTCCAACTTGAGCCGCGAACTAAAATGCTTGCGATAGCCGAGGTTGATTTTGTTTAGATCAACACCGTAATAGGCGGCTGCAAGGCAGGTTGATTCACGCCGGTGACGGTGGCAGGCGACACCGGCGCGGCTAGCCGCGAGCACGAGGAAATCAATAAATTCTTGTACTAATTTTTTCTCTTCCGCCGTCAAAGCGTGCTTTTGCAGCAGATCCATATATTCCTGCACAGTGATGTCTAAAAGCTGCAGCTGTTCTCTATCAGTGAGCGCGGCTTCCGCTTTACGGTTACTGATGTCGAAAGCTAAGATTCGCTGGTCTGTAAGGTCGATAGCCATTAGTCGTTTTCCTCCAGTTGATTTGGGGTTTCGAGACGCTGCATTTCTGCCTCGGCAGCGGTTTTCAGTGCGAGAGCATGAGAAGATATTTCCTGCGCGATGTCGTAAACGGTCTGTGCGAGTTCGACCATGCGATGCGCAGGTAGAAAGCCAAGCCGTTTACGGTTTAGCGCCGACTCGTAGCTGAATCGGGTTTTAAGTCTGGCAACCGCTGTAAGAATTAGCGTTGCGGCGCCAACCATTTCTCGCTGATGATGCAGTTTGTGATAATCAGTCATTGTTCAATTCCTGTTGTTTCATGTAGTTCTGTTGTAGATTTAAAACCGCCGTTCGCTGAAAGCGGTTTCTAGCCTTGTCTTTGCTTGCCGCTGTTGCCGGTATCTGGGAGGGCTGGTTTTCTCGGTGGGCAGCGAAATCCCTGTCGACCAGGCAGGTGATGTGGACGAAAATTTTACTGTCGCGGTAGTACTCTTGACCCACAATAAAAACAGCTTCGGCAGTGCTAATCGTTTTAAGCGCTAGTTTTTTGTGGTTCATTTTTGCTACCTCGTTTCCGGGTGTTGATAAACGCTCGCACTTCGGCGGGGTCATATTTGACACAGCTTTTTGAAATACGAACATACGCGGGGCCTTTGCCCTGGCTGCGCCAGTTTGCGAGAGTTTGACGTTCTACGCCGAGCATGAGCGCCGCGTGATTAGTAGAGATTAGATTTTTATCGCTCACAGTGCACCTCCTGTCTGAGCTTGAGATAATGAGAAAATGAGCGATTTTGTACCGTTTTCAGTTCGTGAAGGGCACCGAGAATTCACTTTTGTGCAAGGCTTCCCACCTGCGCTAGCTAATCGAATCCACAGGTGGATAAACAAAATAGATGTTCTTTTCCCTGTAGACGTTGTCGAGAGCATGGCGTTATCACTGCAGATAATGGATTTTGACAGATACGCGACTTTGAATAACTTGTTCTCCCATGCACTGCAAGATTCGACATTGGCTTTAGACGTGCTTGAGCTTTCAGCAAAACATGCTGCAGAGGGCGAGAAGATTGCCGAGTTTTTCGATTTGTGCAAGCATGAATACAAGTTCGATACAAAACTGTATAAGTTCGTGCCGCGAGTGCTTAGTTCACAGGTTGAAGCATTAAAAGCGGTGTTGTCACAAAACGAAATAGTGGGCGGTGCGCTGTTGAAAGCTTGGCTGGCTCTTTTCACGCACCGAGAAACAGAGCGCGACCCAAATGTTTGTTGGCACAGCTGCATCAAAGCGTTAGAGGCAGCATACGCGCCTTTAGTAACGCCTAATGACGCTAAACCAACCTTGGGGAAAATTCGGGCGGCTTTGCGTGATGGATCCGCTAAATTCGTGACGCCTTTAACTGGTGGGGTGGACTTTATCGTTGCCGCGTTAGAGCTAGTAGGGTATGAACCAGGGCGGCACCAAGACGGGAAAACAGCTAAAGCCGCGACCGAAGAGCAAGCAGAAATGGTGCTATTTACAACAATCACTTTGTGTTCCTTTGCTGTTTCTCCGCTAATAAGTCGAGCTGCACCTTAAACCAGGTGCCGCTAGAGACGGGGAACAATCGGGAATATACGATTGGTGTGAACGCGCGGTGTGCTGCATCAAATGGTTTGTATCCGAGCTCTAGGTAGCCGTTAAAAACCTTTTCAAGGTAATACCGTTCTTCGTCAGTTAGGTAACATTCGGTGTCGGTTCCGCCACGTTGGAACTTTGATTTTGGAATATCCGCGCTGCTTGCAAATGCTTCGTCAACTATGCAAGTGACGTGAACGAAAGCTTTACCGTTACGGTAGTACTCTTGTCCCCGCATAAGAACAATTTCGGCGGCACTGATCGTTTTATGCGCTAATTCCCTGTAAGTCACCGTGCACCTCCCATAGGTGCGGTAGCGGCAGCGGGTACGCTAAAAATGGGGTGCGAAAACATAGGCTTACGCCCTCTCTCGTAATCGACTTTTCCGAGCCGGTGATTAAAGTGTGACTTTTCGCGGATCCGTTTCCGCGGATACGAAAAAAGCCGGGAGTTGAAAAAACCGTACGAGAATCGGCCCGCCCTTATTTCCGCTTGCGCGGTCTTGTATTCAAAGGCACTCCCGGCATTAAAAGCCGCATTGTCACTTGCTTTGTTGCAGAAATGACAAGCCGCTCTGTCGGGAGCGGAAAGCCGTCTCGTAATGGTGTTTTCAGCACCTACAGGCAGCATAGCATACGCTGCGCGGCGGTTGTCAAGTTTCTGCATCGTAGTTTTCTTTCGGCGAGATAAGTGGGGGATATAGGGGGGGGGGGGGTAAAGCTTATGCGGCGAGCGCTTTGTTGTTTTTGGTGGGGGTGGTTTTTTGTTTTTGTTTTTCGTCTAGTTGTTGTTTGAGTTTTAGGACGTCTTGACGGGCGTATAGGCGGGCGCCGGTTTTTGTTGTGGGTTCGTAGGTGGGTTTGATTGCGCCTGCTTCTACAGCGCGTGCGAATGTGGTGCGGCTTTTGCCGATGATGGCGGTTGCTTCGGATGCTGTAAGCAGCTGGTCTTTCATGTGACAAAACTTTACCTTTTGATAAATTTTAGTCTAAATCGACACGCCGTGTTTTTTATTCTTTTGGAAAAGTTTTTCCTGGGTATTGCCTTGTGGTTAAACTTGCGCAAAAATTGAGTTATGAGTACACAGCTTTTTATCCCAGCGGAATTGCTGGAGTTCGATATGTCTGATCGCATGCGTAAAGCTATGCGCATCAATGGGATGAACGCTACCTATATTGCTGAAAAGTTGGGTGTTGCGCGGGCTAGTGTAAATAACTGGCTGAACGGGCATCACCGGCCGCGCTTTAGGGATGTAGAGGGGTTCGCCGAGATAACTGGCGTGCCGATTCAGTGGCTTTTATATGGGAAATTCCCCGCCGAAACCGGCGAGGAATCTCAGAGCCACCTGCGGGATTTGAACCCGCGACCTGCTCTTTACGAGGGAGCTGCTCTACCCCTGAGCTAA